GTACGCCAAAAAACTTATAAACAGCCATGCACGTTAAATCTGCACATTGATAACCGTACATGCCATCATAATCGACACCAGCTCCAGCGTCTGCTTTTTCAATAAAGAACTGGATCATTTCATTAGTTTTACTCATTTATTCTCCTTTAAAAATTATGATTAGGTTGTTGGCCACGGGTCGTCAGTAACATACGATATAGAGGATACCCGGATATCCCCGATATCCCTGTCCGTAGGAATTGGTTCTAAAAATTGGAAACGTAAGTGATTTGCATCGCCCTGTCCACCGACATACCAAGTTCCGTACGGTATACCATCGTCATTGAAAATTTGACCGATTAGTGAATTTGAGGTTCTGTACCCATAAGGTATGCCTCCGTTTGACAGTATGAAACATTTTTTTTCACGATTACCTGGGTGCGCTACAAACGATGGATTGTTACGTCTAACAATACCGAACCAACCCCATTGTAGTCCACCGAATTGGTAATATACAGTATCGTTAATCCTGCGGATGCGTAAATAAGAATTACCTAGTTTAGATAATATGTTTACGTTTTTCCAACCTGTGTCACCGTCTAATACCGCCCATCCTTGGTTTCCTGAAGCAGTACGTTTAATCCATTTCAAGGCTCCATTTGTCTTAGCTGTGTCAACATAGGTTTGACCTAGTGTACCTTCGACTTTACCATTCGGCATGCCAGTACCGGTAAGCTCACTAGACGAAGTTGAAGCATTTTGACTGGAAGCTGGTAAGATAATACTTCCACCACCATCTGAAAGTGACACGATATTTCCATTGATGGCGGTGTTTTTGGGGATGGCCCCCCCCCCACGGCCGTTTTCACCTTTAGGACCAGTTAAACCAATAGGTCCTTGAGGTCCGACTGGTCCAGGTAAGCCATCGGCACCTTGTTCCCCTCGTTCTCCACGAGGTCCTGGCTCTCCATCTCGACCACGCTCGCCTTGTAGCCCTTGCAATCCTTGAGGGCCTTGTAAACCGTCTGCCCCTCTGGGTCCAGTTTCACCTGTTGCACCTTGTGGACCACGTTCACCTTGAGGGCCGATAGGACCAGGTTCTCCCTTGTCGCCTTTTGGTCCTTGAGATAGAGCAACGTTCTGCAACTCTAGCTTGGTTGCAAACTGACTTGTGTCAATATTAGGCTTATTCTCTAAAGCCACTACACGTTCTACAAGTGGCTTGTCATTATAGATAGTGTCATTATCAGGCTTGGTCTTCAACGCTTCAATATCAGCTGAAATATGGCTTATTTCACTACGAATATTGCTGTCATCATAAGTTCCACCTTGCTCTTTGATTTTGGCAAAGAGTTCATCCAATTCTTGCTTGGTCACAATATCCTTAACGTTAACAATTCGCCCTGATTCACGTTCAATGAATGGTGTTTTAACTGCCTTATCAATCTCACTCACATGAATGTTGAATAAGAAGCTATATACATCTGCTGATTGCTCTACTTTCTCGAAGTAGATGTAACCAATAACGGATTCATCCGTAGTGATCAGCGATGTATCAAATTGAACCGTAAACGAGTTATCTTTGATTGCTGCATCTACTTCTTGGTATCGTTTAGTGGACTTGAAGTAGAATAAGCAGATAACCTTAGTAGCGGTCAATTCATCGAGTGTAAACTTGAATTCAGCGATACCTTTATCTTTGCTATAAAATTCTTGATAAAGCCTATCTACATCTCGATTGGTAGTTGAAATGGTTAATTTTTTTTCAATAACCTTTTTCAAGTGCTACCTCCTTTCTTCAAAAAGAAAGAGAACCCAAAAGGGTTCTCTGATTTATTTTTCAGTCCACGCATCGTTCATCTGCTTAACCGCAGATTCAACGAATGTGTCCAAGTCTTTGTCGGTCATGCCAATATTATATTTGTTTAGCTCTGCCCGAATTTTGATTCGAGCTTGTTCTAACTTCTCTTCGCCTTTGTAGCCTGTTTCAGCTGATACTTGTTCAACTGCATTGACCGCATTCTTAGCCAAGATTTCGACAATCTTGACTGTCTGTTCGCCACCTTTTTTTACCAGGTATTCCTTGATTGATTTGACTGCGATTCCAGTCAAGATGACCAGGATACTAATTGCTGCATTGATGATGATTTCATTGATTTGTTGCATTTGTATGTTCCTCCGAAATTTCTAAATTTAAGTACTTGTTAAACAAGGCATCAATTCGCCCATTGCCACCTAATTTCTTATAGCTAGAGTGCATCTTATGAATAATATCAGACTCATGCACTGTTGTATATCCACGTTTTAGAGCAGCAGTGATGTCCCGTTCTAACCGTAGATACATTGTAGCTAAATGCGCTTCATCGTGAATTGCCAATTTATTATTGATCTCAATAATATTCTTTTGATTATCTTCACCAATAACGTGGATAGTGTTCAACTCAGTCTTCAATTCCTTGAATTGTTCCTTGTTTAAATTCCCAGCTTTACTAGCTCTCATCCCAAACCAACCAGTAGCGACAACTCCGATTGTGGGAGCTAACTGAGTGATCGCATGTATCATTTTTTCAAAGATTTCAACCCATGTCATACCATCTCCTTAGATGCTGTCAGCTTTTGGTGCAATCCAGCGCCATACTGCAAGCACTCCATTGCGAGACAATTCACCTTCAAGGTCTTTGATTGATTGACCAGTGTATTCAAATTCACGGTTGATTTGAACGATGACATTATTCCCTTCGCCATTCTTCTCAATATATTCAGGGTCTGTGATTGTTACCAAGTCATCTTCAAAGTATGTTGTTCCAACTTTCATAGCTGGCAAGAGACTTACAAGGTCTTTATAAACTGTTCCATAAGTAATGTTTTCACTCATGACTGAATTGACAACCATGACTTTAATCATGCGTTGAGTGATTGTGTTAGCTTCTTGTTGAGCTTTGATAAGTTTTTGTAATTCGTCTTGCTTGTTCTTGGTTGATTCCAAATCTTGTTGAGTCTTAACGATTGCATTCGCTGGATCCAATTCAGATTTAACCATATCCAATACTGCCTGAATAAGCACGTCTTCTTGGTCTTGTGTGCGATCACCAGCCAATTCACGTTGGTTGGTTGTGTAGCGGGTGCCGTCTTGTAGGCGGATTTCTACAACGGTTGTAATTTTGTCTCCGAATCCGCGAGTATAAGGTTTAGTTGCGAGGGTGTAATTGTTAATTGCCATTTGTCATTTTTCCTTTCAATTCTTCAAATTTTGTTTTAAGTTCTTCGTCTGATTCGATGATTTGTTTCATCTGTTCGAGTTCCATAGCTGTAACCGTGTATAGAGCTTCTAGCGTAGCTGATTGAGTAGCTTCATTGCTGACTCGTTCGCTTAATGATTTAATCGTCAGACTACTAATCTGCTTGTCTTGTTCATTCATGTTGTTTCCAACCTTTCTACTTTTTGGTTCAATTCTTGAATCGCCTTGATGAGATAAGGCAATAATGCAAATGTGTTATACGAGTAAGCACCGTCTGGATTCTCCAAGAATGCTTCAGGGGCATATTTCTGGACATCTTGAGCCATGATACCGCAAGCGATATCTTCAATCTTGTCATCATATTCCTTACGATAAGAGTAGGTTTTTAGTTTCTCAATGACATCGAGCGCTGATACCTGACTGTCTTGGATATTAGTCTTGTATCTACGGTCTGAAATATCCTTGTTCAAAGAAACCCAAGCATAGCCTCCTGATTGTCTATATAGATAGGCATATCCAGCATTTTCTTGGATTCTCGTAAACGTTTCAGAGTGTAGATAATATCCAACTTTATTCTTCTCTCTATCGATGAAATAAAAAATATTACCCGTGACTTCAAGATTGCCGTGAACGCGAGGGACATTCCAGAATTGCGCCTTGTTGTAGCAATGCATCTCTCCATCGCTATTGACGAACCAGGCATAATTCCCTGGCTTATCCCAGTTATTACCCCAGTTAACCCACAAGGCTGTTTGTTTAACTCTCCAACCACCGTCGGACATACCGACACGGAAGCTATTACTTCCTGTTATCCAGAATGTTGTCGGGTCTTTATCGTGTGTACCAATTTGGAAGCCACCGATTTTTCCCTTATAACCTTCAAGAAATGTTGCTGATACCACTACTGAACGTAGCTTATTGATGAATGCAGTTTTAGCTGCTAAAGTATCTGTGAATACATCACTAGCTACAAGCTTCTTAGCTAGAGCTGTGTCAAATATCAGCTTCTCTGCTGCAATCGAATTTGAGCGAATGATGTCTGTGTTCAAAGTCCCTATTCTAGCATCTCCGACAAAAAGACGCTTAAAGTAACCATCAATAGCTGTGATTTCATCTAAAAGCGTTCTACCCTTGAGTCGAATTTTAGCAGCTTCAATCAGAATGTTATTGCTATTCAGATTGATTTGAGAAGAAATCGCACCAGGTCCCGTAAGGGTTTGGATAGCGTAGGAATCATGTAATTGTGATACCTGAGTTTGTGTGACAACATCCTGTGTGGATGTGTTGTCGCTAAACTTTTTAGGAGGTTTGTCACCTCTAATAAGCGATACCTGCCCGATTGCAACTTGTCCGTTCTTCATTAACCAAATTTCAAGAGGGAATTCTCTTCCTTTAGTCGATGATTTTTGGACGGTCATCGTACCTGTGATGATTTGTGTTCCAGTTTTTGTGAGTGTTACCTTGTCAGATGCAAGTCCTCCATCGGATGCCCATAGCTCAATTCCTAGAGGGGCATCTGGTAACACATCCACCCATACTTCCATGCGATAGCTGAGCTTTTCGCCCTTCGTAAATGTAGATGTATTAAGTGGTAGTGCGAACCCGTGATAGACTGCTTGGTTTTTACCAGTAGTGGTAATTCGTAGTAACTTAGTGCCAGCTTGAACTTCGATAACATTCGCATCTGCTTGCTTTTTAATCCACTTACTAAAATTCGTTGGATCATATACCAGGTTAAAGTCATCCAAGAAATTAGTGACACGACTAACTAGGCCGTCAGCGGTCTGAATGACTTGTGAAATAGAGTCATTCTGTCTCTGAATGGTCTGTGTGTGACTCTTAACTGTATCGACTACATCGTTAAATTCCAAGACACTCACGATTTCAGAAGAGTTAACATCGTAGTCTGTCATGCGGTCAGAATGCTCAAGTTTCATACCGCAGATTTCAATGCTACCACTTCCGTTTTGACCAAATTGTATTTTGTTTCGAGCAGTGTCAGCTGTGAATGTGAATTGATAACGAACCCAGTCTGTATTTGAGATAGGCTTGATTGATATGCGATTTGTGTCGTTGGTTGTCCACGAACGCATCAAAAGATTGACATTATGGCTTGAGCTGGTCGATGAGACCCTTGCCCAACAAGACATCGTGTATTTTTCGCCAATCTTCAAGTCTGTAAATTGTCCGAAATCCTTGTTCCCGCCATTTGTATTATTGACGACACGAATACCTTTTTTGACAGCGGTATGTGGTGCATCTCTTAATTCAATAACTTCTGTCTGACCATTACCACCAGACATATTTAATTCCCAAGTGCCTTCCAAACCATTCCCTGAAGGGATGATAGAAGAATTTTGTAAGATATTATCGTTGCGAACGATATCTCTTAACTTGGTTTCAATCCGTGAGACTGTTCTTTGAAATCCGTCAACAGAGTTCTTGACTGTGTTCTGGACTTGGGTTGCATTTTGAAAACCTCTGTCATTGGCCAATCTGTCAAAATCAGTACGAGATATTTTTTCAGTAATCTGGTCAGCCTGGACCTCGATTCTGTTCTCAGCAATCCTCAAGCGTTCTGTTAACGGGTCAACCTCTTGCTTGGTCACAAGCGTTCTGATTCTGTCAGTTATCTGCTCAATTTTGGCGAAGTTCGAGTCAGACAAGTCTTTAGAAGTATTGGCAGACACTAGAGCGTTTCTAGCTTCTTCCAGAGCTTCTTCAGCAGTTCGAGTGACTGTTGTGCCAATAGCTCGAATCTCTTCAATTTTGGTTCGCTGGTCTTCGAGCTTTTCGTTCATGCTGCTATCGAAACCTGAGAATCGATTGTCGATTTCATCCGACAGAGCACGCTTATTTTCTTCTGCTTTGGCTTTAATGGCATTCACTTCATCTGTGAATTGATTAGTCAATTCTTCTTTTTTTCGGTCAAAAGTAAGGTCAGCATTTTGAATTTCTTTAGCTAATTTCGCTTCAAAAATTCCATCTAAATGTTGAGTTTCGTTCTTAACAGCATCGCTTACTACATTACCGATTGCGTTCGCTAGTCCTGATTTGAATTCACCAAAACCAATACTCTTCAATTTTTTAGCCATCGGAGAATAGTTGTATTTTGTGATTTTCTTTCTCACATCTAAATCGTAGTATTCGTGATAAACACCAACAACATCAAACATCTGGACGGGAACATCACTCTGACCGATAACATCAATTTCAATGCTATCTTCGAGCATATCGCACAGGGTTGTTCTGAAATACTGCTTGCCATATTCTCTAAGGCTTGCTTCATCCTTAACATCCTGGTCATTGACTTCTACAACATCTTCATAAATCTGACTGTATTTATTGATTAATGGGCTATCAACAACCACCTTATAGTGCTTATCGGCTGCTTTTTCACCCTCACCACGAATAGTGGTAATGAAGGTAATGCGAGTCCTTAAAGACTTAGTAGATGTCTTATGCTCATAGCTAGACAAGTTTTTCTTATACATAAAAAGCGATTCATTTTCTGAACCGCCATTCTTTAATAATCGAACCTGGTAGCCATGTCTGACTAAATCACCGCCCCACAAACCAAGGATAGAATGTTTATCCTTGGTGAGTGCTTCCATAGCAGTCTTACTATCGATATTAAATGTGTGTCTATCCTCAATATCTGAAAAGAATGAGAATGGATTGCTACGAGTAATACTTCCTGCAAAGTGACTCAATGCAGTCTGTCCTGTTTCTCTATTTAAAGATATCGGATTGACAACGTAGTGATTTAACATTGTCATTACCTGGTTTGCATAGACTTGAATATATCCATGCTTTTTCTCGACTTCGAAAATAACAAAATCTTGCTCACCGTGTAGATCATCAGCAGTCAAGAATGTTTCTTCTCTCAATCTTTGCCACAAGATATTATTTGTAGGAAATTTAAACGTTAATTGATAGGTGCTATTCGCTTCTTGTACGATATCGTCATCGTAGGCAGCATTAAGAGGTATATTTCCTTCGGTTAAATAAATCATACCTTATACCTCCAATTTGGTTTAATAGTCACCTTGCTAACATTTCCTGTATAAGTAATACCAGTATTCCCTACTGGGATTTCAAAGAACCCTCCACGCTTCCTGAGAGTGTTTTGTATTGCTCCAGTTGCGTTATAGATGTTCTGCTTACCTTGTCTACAATCGATTGTAGCTTTGGTATTGACTGTCAGATGCATTGTCTTCTGACCAATCGTAAGTGATACATCACCACTACCTTCGATTTCTACAACTGGTTCAGAATAAACGCTACCAGGATTTGTGATCGTTCCTGGACTGGTTAGTACAACAGGTTCACTATTTTTTTGATACCTGAACGGTTGCATGTCTAACTTGATTGACAATTCCCAACCATACATCCCTTTTGGAGTGATTTCAGTATCTAGTAAATCAGCATAGAAAACTGAATCAGGTTGATAACTGAATTCTAATTGGTTTCCAACCGCCTTGAATTTCTCTACCAAGGTTGCTAAATCAGAAAAACGCTCAAAGAAGACACGAATTGTTCTTTCATAATCTTCAAAAGCGCCATCTTCTTGATTATAACTACCATTCATACCGTAAGGTTTGGTTTGTTCAGAGAAACGAGGAATGGCAGAACGGATTGTTCCAAAGTCCACGACTACACAATTTCTTAGACCGGTTGTTGTAAAATCATTGACCTTTAAATAGTTTGACATTAAATTCCCTCCCTTCTCATGATATGACCTTGGTATTGATAAGAATTTTCTGCAATAACTTGACCGTCTAGGTAAGTATTGAAATCTTTATCAAGCAATCTACCAAGCAGATTTTCTACACTTTCTTTCAAGCTAACCAATTCAGCGACAACTGCTTGACCATTGCCACTATCAACAGAATAAGCTGTGCTCTGATATCCACGGCTACTGTTTCGAACGTTTACGCTCTGAATCCGTCTGCTTAAATGTGAGATTTTTGTATCTTCAAAACCAATTCCTTTTTCATAGTTTGGAATACCTAAACGGTTCATTAAACTACGAGTTTTACCAGCTCGCATGACCTTTGAACCAGGAGGAAGTGGTAAGACTACGTTACGACCTTCTGGGATGAAGGAAGTTCCGTCTGGTAGTGTTACCAACTCTTTATAGAGCGTACCACGTTGGTCGTTGACTGTTGCAAGACCTCCTGGGTGGTTGTCCGTACCTTTTGCGTGTTTTTCTGTAAAGTGTCTAGTGATGATGTCAATAAACTTAAATGCTGGTAAAGATGCTAAACCACTCAAAACACTAGTGATAGTTCCACTTGTATTATTTTGAGCGTTAATACTGATTGGACTGCTCTGTCTTACTGAGTTTACTGAATATCCTGCAGCTGAAGCTTCACCCTGTGTTCTGTTAGCAGCATCAATACCGATTGGGCTATCTTGTCTTATTGCATTGATTCCTGCATAAGCAGATGCAGATTGTGGACCAGTTAAGTCTGTTGCATTGATGCCGATTGGAAATTCTTGTTTAGGAGAATTCACATTTAACATCGCACTTCCTACTGCAACACCAGTATTATCTACTGCATCCAAAGACTTGGTTTGAGCAGGTGCTAAATTCCACTCTCCAATCTTATCTATTGATAGCTGACCGTTGTATAAAACATTACCAGGATTGGCTTGTAAATCTTTTGTCAACGGTGTGAGTGCATTCCAGTTGGTCAATGTTTCAGTAGATCGAGCAACTGCACTTCTGAATTTATCATCAGTAGCAAGCAACTCTTTTTGTTTAGGTGTTAAAGCTTCATAATTTTTGAGAGCTTTTGTGGCTTCATCTGCCTTGGTCATGATGTCATTGTTCTTCAAAAGAAGTTCTTTGACTTCCGCTGGCATATCGTTCCAAATCTTGAGGTTTTTCTCACTATCAAAGATAGCTTGTAAACCTGCTTGGTTCTTAACGATGACTTGTTTTTCTTCTAGACTCATGTCTTTCCATTTACCTGACTCCACAAGAGCTTCTGCGATTGTCACACGAGCATTTGAGTTGATATCAGCAGTCTTAGCAATGAACTGTAATTGTTCCCAACCTTCTGCTGATTTAGCTGCTTCTCCAATAACTTCCTTGACATTTGACTTGACTTGGAAATTACCGTTCTTATCGATATTACCGACTAGCAATGACCAAGCATCATTTGCTTCTTTGACTTCCTTGCTCATTTCACTAGTATAGTTTGCAAGGATGCTATGAGAATTGCCTACTTTTTGAGATGCTTCTGATGCCTTACGTCCAATTTCTTCATAAGATAAACCGTACTCTTCTAGGGCTTTCTTAGCTTCCTCCCAATAGTTCCAACTTTGACCAGTTCTGGACTTAACTTTTTCACCCGGTTTTTCATAA